CTTTGAACAGCCCATATTTTGGCATTTGAAGGTAAGGTTACTTGACCATTGGTTACCGACCACGTTCCAGAAGATGAAGATGTTGTAAACCCCGGAATTGCTGTAGGTGTTGTACCCCCCGGAAAGGACGTACTGGTACTCTCTAAAATAATGTAGTTTTTATAGAAGAGTGGTATTACTTCAAAAGAAGACTCGGTAATACCGCCTGTAGGCGTATCGTTATCCCTTGACCATAAAAACTGTATTTGGGCGCTGGCAGATGGGCTATCAATAAACGCCCAAGAACGAACGTAAGAAAAGTCGTTAGCGTTGTTTCGGTTATAACCGCCCGTTAAAGAGGTTACAAAATTACCAGTACCAGACGTCTGCTGAAACGTGCCCTGAAAGTTAGCACGTCCATTACTAGTATCTTCGTACTTGTAATACGCGACTACAAGGTAGCCGTCCGCAAGATCGGAAGAAGGTAAGGTAAGAGTAGCGGTCGAACTATTTAACGAATAGATCGACCCATCGTTTCTACTCTGGGTAGCAAAGAACCCTGAAGGCGCGGCAAGCGTGGTAGTCGGTACCGCTGATACTGCGCCACCAGTCCAACGCCCAATACTTGCCACAATGTATCGCCTCTAGTTAAGCGATACGGATAATTGCAGTCGATGCGCCAGCCGCTGGGAATTGGATAGTAAAGTCACCTGATGTAGATGTCTTATCAGAGCCAAAATCTAGCACCGCAACGGCGGGATCACCAGCCGCGCTATCGCTGTAAATCAATGCGCCTCTAGCAGTAATAGTAGCGTTAGAAAAAGTGACGTTACTAAAATCTAGAAACGCTGTTGTACCACTTGTAGTGGGAGCTACTACTGTTAGTGAAGCGCCGCCAGCGGTATAACCAGTACCACTTACTTCGTTAGTAGCGCTGTACGCTGTAGTGCTCGCGCCAAGAGTCGCTGAAGATGTGTACAACGCGATCTTGTAAGTTTGAGATGTGTTACTACTAAAATCCATTTCGCCGTCAAGAAGGGCCTTCTTGAATGACGTGCACATTGCCTGTGTAATTGCCATTTTTAGTCTCCTAAGTTACGTCTAGGCTGGCCTGCCCTGAACGATAAGTATCACTACGAAGTTTACCATCTCCCAGCATTCTGAGAAGCTGTAATGCCTGAACGTAAAACTTTTCGTAGTTTTGAATTATATCTGGCTCACTCTTCATAAATCTAGCCGCTTCAACTAAAGCGCCATTAAGTAGTGCCGAGTCAAATTCGTTCCCAAGCCACGTAGTACCTGCCGTGACAATAGACTCTGGATAGTATCCATAATGAAGCTCTGTTGTATAGCTACTGTCGGGAGTTGGGCCAACAATAAACGTGTTATCGTCAAAATTAGCATAATGCTTTGGTAGCCCCTCTGTAGCTTGTACAGGATAGGCTTCTCGCATGAAATTTACGTCTTTGTTGAGTAAGAAATGGTATTTTCCGCTACCATCTACCACCGCGATGCTATAAGTGTAGAGGTAGTCTGATGGTGCAGATAGATACTGTACGCTTGCGGTAAGTGTGCCTGTGACATTTTTACGAAGAGCAGGAATCTGAACAGTATTGTAAATCTTCTGTTCTGCCTGCTCCGTAAACATAGCGAGCTGATCATCAGTGAAAGTGTTTTCAGTGATGTCCTCGATGTTAGTTTTCAGCTCGGTATAATTCATAAATTACGCCATAGGACCGCGAGCGTAGAGTCCTTTTGTTGCCGCACCTGTGCCTCGAACCTTAACCTGCTTGTTCTTTGACTTTGGTTTCTTACCAGTTTTTTGCGTTTGCTTCCGCATAACACTCACTCCTATGATATTTGAACTATAGCTTGCCCTATAAACCCTGTTCCGACAACCGGTTTAACCGGCTCGATCAAGGCACGACTAGCCGCATACTGATTAGAATCGGGGCGAGGATCGCGTAACGCTTGCGGATCATGTACTGGAAACTCGCCTAATTTAAGTTGTGGGTGATCACCATCCCAACACTCAGAACAAGCCTTTATGTTGGTATCTCGTCCTTTCTTATAAACATTCTTTAGTTCACGCAACTTATAGGTGAACCCGCAGACATCACATACGCCGAGCGCTTTCTTACTTGACGCAAACTGAGTCGCCATGTCACACCCTCATCATACGAGGAACAAAGCGTGCCGGAGTCTTCTCTCTGTCTTCTGCCGCCGCTAACGCAAACTGCTCTTCATATACCTGCTTCAACATAGGCAAGCGTTCAGTCAGCTCAGGCACCTTCATAGCGATGTGGTAGGCAAGACCCGCTACGAGGCAAGGATAGAACCGGAAGTTCATATCTGCGGTCTCAGCGCCTGCACCCGCGTCTTGGATGCGGCGTAGCCTCCAATAACGGAACGTATAGTCGTCCGAGTCTGGTACAGGCCACACGTTAATTTTGGGGTTGTCACGTAGACGTTCGATCCACACTTGAATCGGTCTACCGCGTGATAACTTGTTTGGTATGGAAGCGTAGGTACTTACGCTGATACGACTTATCGTAAGGTCTGATTGTGTCGATTGATTACCATCACCGGTACGAATAACCTGTTCAAGAAGATCGATGGTATCGGCGGGTAAATCGTACTCAGACGTACCAGTAGTTAGACTGATAGTCCCTTCATCGATCGTCCATAAGTTGATCCCACGATTCTGCCATTCAATGGTCATCAGGTTCATAGATCGACGAGCGGTACGTAAGTCGTATCCAGAACGCATTTCACGGCCTGCACGCTCCCACGCTTCTTCAGCGATCTCTGTGAAGTCCATGTCAAACGCTGTAGTGCCTGAAGTAGTCACTTGATATCTTCCTTACGTGTATAGAGTTTTCTTTCGTCTGTCGTTCATCACGACACCGCACCCGCGTGCTATAGAACGCTTACGACGAGCAAGCCCACCCTCGCTAAATTTTACTTCAGCTTTCTTGGTGTTCTTGACGAAAGTCTTGCCTTTCTTACCTTCCCGCTTCTTCTTTTTAGCTGTAGAAGCGCGTTCAGACTTAGACAGGCTCTGCGCTTTGCTTCTAGGTAAACAACGATCAGGGTTCTTTTTGTCCTTAGAAGTGCCGCACTCGCCTTTGATTTCGCCATCGGTACCGATGCGAACCCACTCTTGGTCACGCCATTTCTTTAGATCACCCATTACTTCTTCGCCTTTTTACCTTTAGCACCCTTAGCATAGTTAGGGTCTTTGCAGTATTTAGACGCCGCCATGTTCGCGTAAGCAGACGGGTACGTGTCAAAGGTGCGCTTTGCCCACGCCTTGCCCTTGGCACATATTTTCCCGCCTGACTTATAGTAACGTCGCATCAGACCATCTTCGCTGGACGAACGCCTTTGCGAGCGATACCACAACCGCGGACCTTACCGCCTTTGGCGTAGCCTTTCTTTTTCATCATACCGCCCTTGGCATAACCTTTCTTTTTACCTTTCGCCATATCATTAGAGCCTTCGCCATCCATCGCAAACTCAGGAACCATCTTACCGTCAGGTCCCTTCTTCATAGGCAATTTACCGCCCGCTTTATAACCTTTCTTCATCATCTTCATTGTCATCTCCCTCCGCATAGAGATTGTCAAAAACTTGGTTTACGTCCAGTGTATAGTCTAAATCAGACTTACTGTAGTGAATATGTTGTGAGGGTAGAAAATCAGGAGCGCCTTCTCCTAATTCAAACTGTGCTGGACGTGTGACGCGAACACGATTATTTGGCAAAGCCACTATGTTTCCTGTCCACTTACCCGCATCTAGCAACTCAAGCACATGCGCTTGCTTGTGTTGGGCTGGGTCATCAGCGATATCGGACTCCGTATAGTCCACCGTAAAATAATACTTGGCTGGGTAGAACTCACCGTCAATCTTTGCCATCCAAGGGCAAGGAGTACAGCTATCTAGCACATAAACACTGTGCGTATGTGACGGGCAGTCCCACGGTTGAGCCGCCCAAACCGGCATAGGTTCAGGCCACTCTTGAAATGGTGTATCTCCTACAAGCGCTGTAATCGGCATACGCGCCCACATAGCGCCACCATGAACGTTAGGTTCATCAGTATCGTCTGTCTCACAGCCAGTAAAAATGACCTGAAACGAAAGACAACGCTTAGGGATTGTGGTTACAGCGATCACCATAGCATGCAAAAACTCGCCATGATACGCCGTATGGTTGTGCGTATACTCTCTACGAACCCAACATTTAAAGTAGGGTATGTTTGACTGTAGGAAGGCCATACATCACCACTTGGATTTATCCGCCCAGTAAGCCGCTGACATTTTACCTTTAGCGATGTTTTTGGCGTGACGTGCTTTGAACGACTTACGTTTAGCTTTCATACGTGCAGACTCGCCTTTCTTAGGTTTACCTGCGGTACTTGCACCTTGCTCACCGTACCGGATGATCTTTTCTTTGCCGTTTTCGCAAGCCTTAACAATGTGAGACTTCTTAGGGTGAGAAGGAGTACGACGTGGCTTATTACAAGCCATCTTAGCCTTATCAACTTTGCCACCTGACTTGTAGTAACGTCTCATAAGTAATC